ATTATGGCCTTCATTTCCGGCTAGTCCTGATTCATCACCGGCCATAACTGGATTAACTTGAGCAAATACACCATCAATTTTAGTGGACAATGCACCATTTTCATCAGCACGTGCTTCGGCTTCTTCTGAAATTAAGGCGCGTACTGCGGTCTGTTCATCCCCAAATTCAGCCGATAGCTGGTTGATCTGGGTTGTAATAGCTTCATTCTCATCAGCACGTGCTTCCTGTTCTTGAGTAATTAGGCTGCGAATCTCGGTATCCTTGTTTTCAAAGTCTGCGGATAGCTGCTGTAAGTCGCTGGCCATTGCTTCAAGCGCATCTGCGCGTGTTTCCTGTTCCTGGGTAATCAGGCTACGTGTTTCAGCATCCTTTTCCTCAAATTCTGCGGATAGTTGAAGTATGGCTGTTGCATTGGCACTATCGCCGTCTACTCTGGCGGTCTGTTCTTCCTGGATCAATGCCAGGTTATTTTTATTTTCTGCCCGGATAGAATCAATCTGGCCAGCCAATACCTCATTAGCTTCTATTCTAGCAGTCTGCTCACTGGCAATTAGGGCGGCTTGATCTTCTATAGTGGCTTCTAGCAATTCTGTCCGTTCTGCCTGTGCTAGATCCTGCTCTACTCGTACTCGTTCTTCTTCCGCAATTAAAGCCTTATAACTGATGTCATTGTCTTTAACTGTTGCAGTTAAAGCCCGGATAGAATCTGCATTGGCCCGGTCTGCCTCTGCTCTGGCCTGTTGTTCCTCGGATAGTGCTGAATAAGAGGCTGACGGCGATGGTCGGCCAATTGCAATCCAGTCGGCAAAGAAATAATTATCGGGATCTTGGCTGTCTGAAAATTTAACTTTGACCTGGCCGATTTGACCTTGCCAGCCAATGTCTGAACTCAAGATACCAAAATCGCCAATATCCCAAGTAGGCTCAACCAATTCGAATGACTGGCTAAAGTTTTCACCATAAAGGATCTGGCCGGTCCATGACGGCGTACCGACCTTTCTGATACGTGCGCGAAGGTGTGGATATGCGGAACCGTTAATTATTTCGCCATTTGCAGGACTAATTAAATAGTTTGGCGTTGCGCTGTCTGCTGCCCGGATATAACCATTTTCGACAATCGGCTGGCCTGTTTCGCACGTCCAGCCTTCATCCCCTTCATCAAAGAATGAAATCACCTTGGTATCAAACTGCTCCCCTACCCCAGCACTAATAAAGGTGAGTTCGCGTGATAAGGCCTCAACCTGGCTGCTTCTGACTTCCTGTTCTGTTGTGATTAGGCCTAGAACATCCTCTGTCTGGGCGGTCAAAGTGTTGATCTGACCAGCCATAGCCTGATCTGCTGCGGCACGTGCGGTCTGTTCTGCGGTAATGGCCGCTATGTTTTGGTCGGTTTTCGCCTGAATGGTATCAATCCGCTGGCTTAACGCGCCGTCTGCATTGGCTCTAGTGGTCTGTTCTGCGGTAATAAGTGCCTTGACTTCGGTGTCATTGGTCTTGATCGATGCAGACATAATATCCATTTGACTGGCCATTGCTGCATCTGTGGTAGCTCTGGTTTGCTGCTCTTGAGTGATTAAGGCTTTAACAGTTTTATCATTGGTCTGAATGACAGACTGAACCACATCAATTCTTTCAGATAAAACCAGATCGCCTTCAATTCGTGCGCTGGTTTCGGTCCATACTCCGGCAAGCTGCGTATCACTTCCTGCTGGTTCGCTGCCTCCGGCCATAGTAGGGTTGACCTGTGCAAATACGCCGTCCAGCTTGGTAGAAATAACCCCGGTTTCATTTGCTCTGGTTTCGGCCTCATCAATAATCAGGCCTCGAATTTCCCGATCATTATCATCGAATGCTGAAACAAGGTTATCCACTCTGGAATCAACTGCCTTATCTCCTTCGGCACGTGCCAAGGCCTCGGCGGTAATTTCCTGCTGTCGTGTCGTGGTTTCTGCGGCTATAGCATCAGCTCGATTGCTGGCCTCTTGTGTGATTGCTTCCTGACGTGCCTCAGCCTCGGCTTGAATCTGATCCTGCCGGGCGGTAACTTCGGTGCTTAACCGGTCACTAAAATCAGTAACAGTTTGATCAATCCGGTTCTTGGTTGCTGCTGCCTCATCTGCAATCGCATTTTGCCAATCTACACGCTCTTGGCTAAACCGTTCTACATAGTCATTAACTACCTCGTTAATGGACTGTGCGCGGTCTTGAGCTTCTTTCAGTACAGCGGCCATCCAATCCACACGCTCGGCACTGATCTTAAGCATTAGACTACTAATCGCATCAGATACCGCTTGGACCCGGTTTAGGGCCTCTTGTGCAAGCCCGGCTTGCCATAGTTCACGTTCTTCAAGCAAGGATGCAGCATACTTAACCCTTTCTTCAAGCAAGGCATTGGCCCGATCCTTGGCCTCCTGGACAATAGCCTTTGCATTTGCATCAATACGCTCAATTTCAGTTTTTAAGGACTGGGTAAACTGATTGCTATTAATTTTTCCTGTGAGCTGTTCGATCAAGTAGGGAATATTGATACTGGTTTCAGCATAAACGGACGGCGCAAGATCCCCTTCTACGTCATATTTACTGATTGTTCTAACCCAGTAATACACTTTTGCGGCATTGCCGATGTAGTCCGTATACACATCGCCCAATGTGGAGCCAATCTGAATTGCTGCGCCAAAATCGTTTATTTCCGAACGATAGACTGCGTTATAGCCGAAATTGGCATTCGGTGGTGTTTCCCAATCCAGTGTTACAGTCGAATATGCACCGTTGGCCTGTAGATTTGCGACTGCTGCTGGTACGGTTAAATCAACTTGCTCTGGTTTTGGGATTAATCCCTCAAGGTTGCCATTTTTCACCCCAGCAAGGCCCAGATTGATCAGATCCCCTTTTGTTACAGCTTTCTTTGCTGCTTCCTTAAGGTTGCTATCAATCGCTTTAATCCAGGTCTGTAGTGTCGGATCTTCTACTTTAGGAATTGCAGCATTGGTGGTTTTAGCTTTGGTAATAACAGATTGCAGCTTTCTGTTTTTAAGAAGTGTATTTACAAGATTAGCCATTATTTATTCAACTCCAACATGCTCTCTGCTAGGGAAATCTCACGAACGGCTGACGTTGCGATAACCTCAAACTGCCAGTCATAGCGGTTTGAACAATTCGGTAATCGGAACGGTCTGCGGCTGGTCACGGTTTTGGAGTAGAAAAGCTGGCCGTCTGCATAGACGTTTAGTTTGACGTTGTTGTAATCGTCTGCAATGACATGACAAGCAAGCAAACGCGCACCATCACCGCCTACATCAAATAGTTTGCTTCGCCAGGTATATGGAAATTTGACTGCTGCGGTATCTTCAAACTTATAGATCCTGCGGCTATCATCCAGAAAAAACAGTTCTTCGGTCTGGTGTTGGCGGGTTGCAGCCTTAAACCAAATGTCCAACTCGACTAGGCCGAAATCAACCTGTAGCGGATCAAAGAGATATGCGCCCTTCTTCACACCATTGTTATAGAAAAATAGGTATTTCCCCCGGTGTTCTACGGCGTGGATGCTTTCTGGTTTTAATGCAGTCCATGTGTCCTTATCAAAGAATGAATCACTGATCAGTTTTGCCGTGGCACCATAGGCCATAACGATGCCATTTGGTGAGGCATAGCAAACACATTTAGCCATAGAGACCATTGATCGCTTAGAGATACATGGCTCATTCAATGGCAATTCGTTAATACTGGTTGAACCCGGATCAATACCTGATATTAGGTACGGTGTGCCTGTGGTGGCACAAATGATGTAATCCTCATAGTGGCCCATTGCAACGATTTCATATTGCAAAGTGACTTCATAATCGCGTGGCCATGCGTATGGGTAATAAGGTTCGCTAAAGCAGGCAATCTTGCCAGTAAAGGCATAGTTCACCCCTTTAGGCGTAACATTCAGGCCTTGCATGTTCTGTCGTGGCGTATCCCAAGTAATTGACGGTATTGGATCGCTGGTATTCACCGCATCACTGTCCAGGTTATCGGTAAAGCTGGATGAACTAATCGCAATCTGACCGACAAAATAAAGGTTGGCATTACCGCTAGAGTCTGTAAGGGACCGATAGATTCTTTTGTATTTTAATAATCGGCCACTACTGGCACTTGTATCTGTCATCAGATTACTAATCGTCACCGTACTATTGTCGTGTGGTGAATAAATTAATGGGCTGGCTGGGCTTGGTGCAGATTCTTCCCCGGTTTCGGATACATAGGTATATACATAGATCCGGGCCTCATCGCTAAGTTCTTCTAATTCTTCTTCTGTAAGTGTGGTGGACTGGCTTTGCAGGATCGGTGCCTGTGTTGGTGCTGGAACCCCGACCTTGTACCAGTTAATTGGATTGTATTGTGTGCCACTGGTCAATTTTGGCGTATATGAATAAAGCAAGTGGCCTTCTACTCGACTATCCCCGGACCAATACACCCGGCGATACTGATCATCGGCAATCGGTGAATATGCAATATCCACAAAATCAGGAAACTGAAAAAATCCCTCTTTATCTGGAAATTTATAAAAGTGGATTGTTTTGATTTCAGACCCTATTGCATTGAGTGTCTGCTTAAGGGATAGGTTGTAGAACGGACGTAAAACGCCGCTGGTCACGTCTACATTCAGGGCTTTTTCTGCGGCTGTATCTTTCAGCTTGCTTGTATGTACACGTGGGAATGCTCCCAGAAAATTGGATACTTTGATTCGCATAAATCACCCTAAATTTAGACAATAAAAAACGGCGCAATGTGCGCCGTCTAGGTTTTGAGGTTTACAAGGTTAGTGCTTGCGACCAAAGCTCATCAATTTGAGCTGAGGATAGCCCCATTATCTCCGCCATTTTGAGAAGGCTGCTATTATTTCGCTCAAATACCGCAGCATCTTGCCACTCGATTTTGATGATCTGCTTTTGCATTTCATCTGGGATTTGCTCAATCAGTGTCTCAATTTCTGCAAAACTGTAGCCATTAGTTACGAGCGCAAGCCGAAATTGTCTGCGCGTTAATGCTGGCGTCGGTGGCGTTTCGTAAGTGACTGCCCATACATATTCAGAATTGAATTGAGACAGAGCGTTAAGAATCTGCTGCTTATCTGTAAGACTGCTCAGTAGCTCAGTGATTCCATCAAAAGCAGGCGTGATTGAGACTTCATTGTCTTCAATCGTGAGTTGGTGTACTTCTACACCATTTTTATTTGATACAAGCTTAAGCATTAGGTTAAGTCCTCTATTTTGGGTAATAAAACAGTAGTGGTTGTGTTTTTGTCCTCTTGTCTGACAAAAACAGCCTTGTTGAGTATTGATTTTCGCAAGCCTAGACTGTCTGCGTGAGAAGCATGTGCAAGCCAAGAGTTAATGGATGCCTGGATGCGCTTTGCCTCAATCCTACCCTCGCTATACTGTTTCTTCATGAACCTTATTTTTCGGTAAATTCTAGAAATTGAGCTTTTTCTTACACGTCGATGAGTGGGCCACATCTGATAGCCAAGGAAATCCAATGCTCGTCCGTTCTTGACGGACACTGGAAATATTTGTGTTTTTGCATTGGTTTGAAGCTTTAGTTTCTCAAATAGAAATCGCTCTACATCAATCCGTAAATGACGCAAGTGATCCTTGTTGTGATGAAAGATACAGAAATCATCCATATATCTCAGATAGTACTTCTCACATAGCCGGTATTTGACATATTCATCCAGCTCATGCAGATATATGTTTGCAAATAGCTGTGATGTTAGGTTGCCGATAGGTATTCCGACGCCACCGCCAGATGATTCTATGATTTCGTCAATCAGAGTAAGGAGTTGTTTGCATGATATTTTCTTTCTGATCAGGCTTTTCATGATCTCGTGATCAATACTGTAGAAGAATTTGGATATATCCGCCTTGAATGCGTATAAAACGCCGTGGTTTCTTAGTACCTTTTGCATCATGCGTTGTGCTTGATCTGCGCCAACATGTGTACCTTTATTAACTCGGCAAGCGTAACTGTCATTAATAAATCGTTTTTCCCAGATGGGTTCGATAATTAGCAAAATAGCGTGTTGTACAATCCTGTCTCGAAATGGAAGTGCTGCAACATCGCGCTCTTTAGGTTCGTATACTTTGAAAATTCGATACTCACCTGTCTTGTACGTTCCCCAGATCAATTCATTCTGTAATTGGATCAGGTTTTCTTCCAGATTTAATTCGAACTTTAAAACCTCACGCCGATCACGCTTGCCGCGCCGGGCCTTCAAATATGCGTTATACAAATTTTCAAAGTCGTAAATCTGACTAAACAGATTGTTGTATGTAATTGCCATGTATATCTCAAAATAAAAGCGGCATAAGTTTTCGCTATTGCTACTCAGCTATGCCGCCTGTTTAGTTTTTTAGATTTTCATCTAAGGAGTGTGCATCCTTTTAAAGTGTTCTGTCCTAACCCCCATTAGGGATTAAGCTTCTGACACGCTCTAAGAGCTGGACGCGCCCCGATATTCGTATTCGTGTTCGAACGAGCGTTATTCAAGTTCAAGGCGAACACGCCAGCATTGGCTGCGTTGTTCCAATTGCCGCCACGGATGGGAAGGGACCGTCGTTGTAACGCACACCCCTATTTGCCTACGGCAAATACTTTGATCCAGCCGCCTACCATGCGGCCAATCTCATTGTTCAGTCTGGACCAGTGTTCATACTTTTTAAAATCAAGATAACCCAGTTCTTTTGAAATTCGAACCTGTGCACGCAGTAGGTCTAGTTCTGCATCTAGCTCCTGTAGTGTAGTTTTCTTGTGGTATCGTTTATTACAAACAACAATTAACCTCAATATCCCCCACATAGCCTGCCTCATTTCTGCTGCAAGCACATGCTTTTCAAATTTTGGAAATTGACGTAATGCGATATAACCATAAGCAATCATTTCTTCGCATTTTTGTCTGATTAGTAAATCACTAGACACAATAAATCTCTACAAAACAAAAACAAGAACGTGCGCTATCGCGCACGCATACAGATAACACAAGACAGATTACAGATTTACGAAAGCTGGACGCGCCCCGAGACGCGTACTCGTGAGCGAACGAGCGTTACGCAAGTCCAAGGCGAACACGCCAGCACTGGCTGCGTAGCCCCAAAAGCCGCCACGGATGGGAAGGCGCTCATCTGCCATATTTTTACTAAAATAGTCACTATTAAACTTAGCTGCGTCCTCAACAAGTGGGTACAAACACAGTGATTTCAGTCGAGCCAAAGCTACAGCGGTCACTGGTTTGGTTGTTGACAGGTTGCGGATACCGCCAAAGTTTGAGCCATTAATTGTGTAGTCCGCTGTGCCACCATCAGCATATTTGATTGTGCCTACCGTGGTGCCATTGCCATCTGGTGTGACTAGGTTTCCGGTTTCACCATCAATCGCCTTCCATTGTGCCGATGTTGCCCCTAAATCGATTGTATGGTTGGCCGCATTATTGTCTGCAATAACTTGGATTTCACCGTTAAAAATACGCATTCCAGAGTTCCATTCCCAGACATTACCCGCAAGATCAGCGATACCGTTCTCTTTACCATTGTGTCGCCATTCTACTGGGCCAGATCCGGTTAATGTGCGTGCTGATCCCGATGTATCACCAGGATTCAAGCCATCTGCACGACGACCAATAAGCAATGGGTTTTCAGAGCTTCGGCCATAGTAGGTGTTACCCATTGGCTGCTTATTGTCCTTAAAGCACTGTAGCGCGATAGCCGACCACTCAGCATTTGTGATCAAGTGATGACCTGCACCACTTGCGCGAGCTGCCGCCAAGAAGTTTTCAAAGTTGGTACTGGTTGTTGGCTCAACATTTGGCAGACTGAGCAGCTCACCATCAACAATCCGGCCTTGGTATGTGCCAATGAAAATTTCTGCCTTCTCTTTACCATTCACGACAAATGCCGGATGCGTACCACTCAATGACGGATCAATAGTGGACATATCAAACTTTTTAATAATATTCATGTAGGTCGGCTGACCTTTGGCTGTATAAAGTACGGTCTGTTCGCCACCAGATGCAGCCTCTACCGATTGACGCAATGAGTCTTTGATCAGGATTGTAAGCCCAGCCACCGCACTGGTAATTGCTTCTGCTTGCTTGGTGCTGACGGGCTTATCCTTATCAGCCGTATTATCCACACTACCCAGTCCAAGATTTGAGCGCGCATCCGCCACTTTGGTTGCACCCGTTCCACCATTAGCAATAGGCAAGGCTTCTGGCAGTACTGTGCCTTCTGCACCACTGTTCGCTTTGTTTAGGACTGCCCCCATTGCTTTATACAGTTCGGTGAAGTTTGCATTGATCTTGACGTTAGCAGATCGATTTGTATCACCGCCTGCGCCTGTGGGCTGTGTACCCAAATTAATATCTTTCTTAGCCATTTTCTGTCCAAAAAAAAGCAGCCGGTTAAGGCTGCTTAGGTTGATTCGTGATTGATTAAATATATTGAGGACGCACACGCCGTTTTGCCTGGGATATGTTTAATCCCTCATCGCGCTTACGTTTAGCCTGGGCTATGCCTTGCTCATAAAGCTGCTGGTGCGCTCCGGCTGCGTTGGGCTGCGACCATTCCCGGAAAGGCTGCATTTGCAGATAAGCCACGGCACCGGATACCAGATCCGCCGAAAAGTATTCAGCAAGGTAGTCCGGGTATTCATCCGTGCTGCTACTTGGCATTAAAGAGATTAGCGGCTTGATTGGCTTAGACGGCGCTTTGCTGTTGAAATTAATCAGGTTCGGAAAACCCAGATAGTAATCTGTTGATAATTCATAACGCCCTTGGCGGCCTTCGATCCCCCAGATATGAACTGCCACACTCCCCTCCGGGATCTGCATTTCATAACTTAAGGTGCCTACTTCGCCTTGAATTTCGGGAACGTCATAAACCCAGCCTTTCGTCTGCTGGCAAAAATCCCGAACAACATGCTTGAGTGCATCCAAAATTGCCGGTTCAGGACATGGCGAAACATGAATCGCCACACGTGAAGCCAGTTCTTCATACTTCGCCATTTAACTTAACCCCCTACGCCTGTTGCGCGGTTGGTTTCTGTCACTGGTGCAGCAAAGCGGTCAACTGCTGGCTTGGCACCTAGCAACGACATACCAGTATTGTAATGCTGCATACCTTGTCCTTGGCCGCCTTCACCAGATAACAGCTTATACAAGATAAATTCTTGCAATGGCTGCATGTAAACCGTATCTACCGGCAACATTTCATCTAGCGATGTGATCTGTGCTGGCTGTTGTGAATATTCAATATCCAGCTTCACACCAGCATTTACCGGCGGATAAACATAAAACCATTTCGGGCTACGTTCATCGAACATATATTCTTTTGCGGTATCTGTTGCTGGCTGTGAGTGCCAGTCTGGTGCAATAGAATCCAGATCTGAGATATTCACCAGTCGAACGGCACGGCCCATAGCGCCGTCCTCTTTTAAGTTACGGACCACTTTAAGCAGTCGTAAACCATCAGACGGTAGCTCTTGGCGTGTACCTTTTTCACACACAAACTGGAATGTCTTTGCTGTCGCATCCGGGCGAACAAGGGTAAGCATAGACAAGGCCTGATTCAGTGCTGAAATCAGCAATGGATCTGACCAGGTAATTTTTTCTACATCGTTTAATTGCGTAGCCCTTACGCCGTCAATTAAAACCTGACAAGTAATCTGTGACATAGACTAATCCTTATACGTTATCGCTTACGTTGCGTTCTTGCTCGATACGTTCCACCAGGATTAGGCGAACAATATCCACGGCGTTTGTGGTTTTATAGTTAAATTCAAGGCCATATTGTTTAGTTGCTACATCTGCCAGCTTTTGCTTTTGACTGATTTTGATGCCCAGGATGGTTTCTGCAAATTTACCCAGCCAATTATTGCTTACATCTTCCGGGTTCACGGAAAGTAAATCGTTAAAGTCATTGCGCGGATCGTAATCATCGTTATCGCTTGGTGCTGGTGCAGACATTACCGGTTCATAATCTTCATCTGGATCGAATGCACGGTAGGCTTCTGGAATATCCAGGAAACGATCATAGTGATCATCATTCGGTACGTTGCATACGTGTGGTGAATCTGGATCTAACGGATTTAATGGCTGAAAGTGGTACTTCACTTTCTTTTTTGCATGAAAGCCAAATTCAACAATGGTGCCGCCTTTACGCTGCAAGATACATTCGATAAGGTCATCGGCTTCAAGATTAATTTTGTTGTTAGTTGCTGTGGTCATGGCAAGGGTTCCTGATCAATTATGGAAATAAAAAAGCAGGAGGCGAACCCCCTGCCATTAAAACGATTAGTAAGTTACCTGGCGGTAGCGATAATCGAACGTGATGCCGATCTCTTTGCCAGCGGTTACAGATCCACCTACTGCCACTTCTGCAACTAGATATTGCATTGTATTTTCACCTTTAAAACGTGCTGCCGCTTTGGTTAAGGTGCCTTGAATGTCGCCGCCTTCTGTGGCCAGACTTAAACCGGCTGCCAGCGTGAGCTTAGTTGCATCACCATCAAGTGAAGATGCCTGGACTACATTGACAGATAATCCAGTGATGCCGTCTGAATCTGCGCGAACGTCCTGCACGGTATAACCTACCGGCAATTTACCTAATACCAGTTTGTCACCAGCGACTAAGGTTGCTGCCACGGCAAACGTAATTGCACAACGATGTGTCATTACCATGCCGGCATGACTGTTTGTAGGTAGGTTGCTTAAACCTTCAAGAGAATCCGAAACAAATTGAGCCATGATTGACTACTCCAAAAAAAATGAATATGAAAAAAGGCCCACTACTTGAGTGAGCCTTTTAAATTGGTCCTTATGCTGGCTTAACCGCTGCTGTATCTACGGCGTAAGAGTTCACATCTTGACCGTTGAAGCGTGGGCGTTTGGCGTTAAACATCATACGGCCAGAAATCGCCTGTTTGTTGTCATCCACATCGGTTTTTTTCTCTGTCCAGTCTGCGCGTAGGTTCGCACTAGACGCATTACCGAAGGCCATAACCATCGCTTGACGGCCAAGGAATGCAGCACGTGCAGTCTGTACATTACCCGATGCGCCGTATGTATCATCAAGCACAACATGCTTGTGCTTTTTGAAGTGTACGCCACGGTAGTTACCCAGGTTTTGTTTCCAGATTGGCGACTTCGTACCTTCTGCCGCTGTTGCAGCTTTGGCAATTTCTAACCATCCAGCTGTACCAGTGTCCTGACGTAAATCATGTTCCTGGTATGGATGCAGCAACATAATGAAAGCATCCTCACCGCCCTTATCAAGTGGCGTTAAACGTACTTTCTTATCAGCGTCACCGCCTTCGGTAGTGGCTTTAACGATTAGCTTATCGATTAAGCCTAAAGTCATTTTGTCTTGCGCCGTCAATGAAGCCTTAGACGTTGCAGATCCACCGTAAACGATATGATCAGCGTCATAATCCTCAAACTCATGCGTATCTTTGATCGCGTAGTTCACGTTCTTAGCCAGGACAAACGGATTGATACCACGTTTACCAGCCAAGTTCGTGAATACTGTTTGGTCCACAAACTGCGCGAACCATTCAGTGAGTTTTTGACGTGCAATTGAGCGTTGATCGTTGAGCGTTTTCTTGTTGCTCATACGCCCGCCAACGTCCACACCTTTACGGACCTGGTTGATCGTGATTTCGTCAGAGTAGGCTTCAAGCGATTCTAAGTTACCTTCTAAGTTGTCATCGCCGTATGTAGCGCGGCCAGTCAACTGCATGTAAATATCGTAAGAAATACTTTGGCCTTCGGCTTTGGTCAAGTCATTCAGAACGGCGATAGGTGCGTTGGCCATTTCTGCGCCACGGTCTGTACGGTGTGCAGATTCGATAAGGTTTTTCATTACCCAAGATTTTGCAATCGTTGAGTTGAACATTGCACCGCCAAAGTGTTTCTTAGCGAGTGGCGAACCAAAAGGGATATTTGTTGCGTTCATAGTGAACACTCCTGATTATGAAAAAATTAAAAAGGGTTAGCCATAAAGGAAGGCTTCTTGCTGTTCTGGCGATAATTTGGAAATAGCTTCTTCGTACTTCACACCAGATAACTTGCGGATATAGGCAAATGGATCATCTGCCGGCATTTCTTGTGCGCTCATCTGGGATAGTGAAGCTGGAACCTTGGCATCGGCCTGTGATGGTTTAGGCGGCTTTGGCTGGGTATTCTGTTTAGGCGTGTACGCCGTCTTGCTAAGTTCTGGCACACGGAAAGACAACTGATTGCGTACTGACTGCAAGATCTGTTGGTTATTCAATCCTTCGAATACACCAGATTGGCCCATTGACTGTAATAGGCCGTCAAATTGCTGGGCGATGTGCTGGTTATTCGCAATCACGGCATTGGCCGGATCTTCCAGAAAACTCACCAGATCTTCACGCCATACAGTACGGCGTGATTCGTGGTATTGCTCCACTTTGGTTGTGGCTTCGCTGCTTAGGGATTGATAGTCCTGTTCAACCTGTTCTAAAGTACGTTCCTGACGGCGTAAAGCACGTTCCAGCTTGAGCTTTTCAATGTCGTACTTGCCTTGGGAAATCTCCCCATCGTCAAAGTCCTCTGCCAGCTTTTGAAGCTGGTCTAAGGTGTCATCAACTTCACCTTGTACCGCCTGTTTTTGCTGTTCCAGTTCTTCTAGCTGTTCGCTGTAGTCCGGGATTGGTTCTGGTTCTACTTCTGGTTCTGGCGTTGGTTCTGGGTCGATCTCCGGTTCTTTGGCCGGTTCTGGATCTTTCTTAACTTCACCTGGCTGTAAAAGATCATCGATAAAATCATCATCAAGCGTTAGATCATCGCCCGGTTCATCAGTGTTCACCGGTGCGGGTTCAATGACATCCTCATTCGCTGGCGTATCAGTTAGCTCGTCTGAATGCTCATTAGCTGCATCCAGCTCTGCCAGCTTTGCTAGTTCTTCTTCGGTATATCCGAACTCGTTTAATTCGTCGTTGTCATTTAGCTCTGACATTGGGTTACTCCACTTTTGGATAGGCAATAAAAAAGCCTCCAAAATGGAGGCTTGTTAGATTTCTATTCTTTTAAACTGGTTGCTGCTGCATATCCTGCATGGCCGGATCATTAGGATCTGGCTGCTGTTCCTGCTGCATTTGTTGCTGTTGCATCATTTCCTGCTCTTGCTGCTGCATTAGGGCTTGTTCCTGCTCCTGTTGCATCTGCTGCTCAAGCATGGCTTGCTGTTCTGCTGCCGGATCTGGCTGCGCCGTCTGTGATTCCTGCTGTGGATCTGGTGCAAGGTTCAATACAGAATCAATCTGGTCAATTAACTGGTCCACAACTGGTAAAGCTGCATGATTCTGTACTGCCATTCCTCCGGTTTCGATCCCAGACTTAAGCGTATTCAATTTCTCAAACAAGGTCCGAACCTTCAACATTTCACTATCAACCAATGTTTTGGCTGCACGTGCCTCCAGCTCGGCAATCTTCGCGGATCGTTCTTTCATTTCAAGTTCGATCTGTTTCTGTTGCATTTCCTGCTGCTGGGCTTGGGCTTGGGCTTGCTGTTGCTCACGTTGCTGGCGTTCTTCTTCCGTTTCAGACAACGGCGGCATTCCTGCTGCCTTACGCAATGAATCAATTAAACGGTCTTTGTCTGGTAGATCTTGCAGGTCCAGTGCTGCGGTCAACATCGATACGGCTAGATCTGGGTTTCCGGTGTGCTGTGCAATGGCCGCTGCCGAACTCATCATCTGTTCAGACAATGCTTGGCGCATCGTGGTCCGGTAATCGCGCTCTGCTACTACAAAATCTGACTGTGTTTTGGTGATGTTGGTTTCTGGTTCAGATTCATCGTTAATTTTGGCGAATTCAACTGCATCTTTCAGGTTATCCGCCGTAATACGGAACTGGAAAGGCTTATCCATAAACTGCTCGATGAGCGATAGGACCAGCTCACCTTCCATTTTTCGGCCTAGACTGTGCATATCCGTTAGGACGGTTGAAATAATCGTGCCTTGTTCCTGCCGTGCCTGAATCGCAATGCCTGACGTGGCGTTGGTGTCCATGCCTCGGTTCTCACCGGTTACGCCTGAAATCTGGCGAATATAAGCACTATTCTGTTCACCTACGTTTAATTGCTGGTTCGCTCGGTCCGATCCTTCCTGGATCTCTAATTTTTTGCCGGCGTCATATTCTACAATCGCATCCCAGCGGGCCACTTCCTCGGCTAAGGCTTCCTTATCTTCAACTGCGCCCTTTTCCATCACGACACGTACACTTGAAAGCATGTGCAATGCCTTGTTACGGCGTATGTTTAAATCTGATTGAGGATCGATAACCGAACGAATCACACCGTATGGTGTGCCTTCACGGTCCTTGAGATAGGCATAACGGCGTACAAATGGGAAACGGTTGTGCTTATATGGCGATTTCTGGCGATATAAAACAGTATCATCCGTGTACATGGCACAATACATCTGCTGGCGTGTGACTTCTGCCAGGGTAAAGCCGTAATGTTCTGTTAAAACTTGGTGGTCTGGGTTCTTCGGATCATAAACTGTATTGTTAAATGAACCTTCCCCACGTAGCAGCTTGACCTTTTCAGTCTGCTTGTACCACATTTCATAGACTTTAACGCCGTCACGATCCCCAGCACTATTCATAAAATTCATGGTGCCGGATCTTAAATGACGTTCGCTGTCCGATGGGTCTGTGCTGTTTAAGCCTTCGTCTAGTAGCTCTTGCTCTAGTACGTCCATATCCCCACTAAGATTGATCAGCTCTTGGCGTTTTTCTGGAAAATGCAGGATTAACGATTCCAGGTCAATAATCTTGGTACGCCAAAGATACTGCATATCCGTCATATCTCTACGGCGGCTTTTGGAATCGGCCAGCATATAACGCCAGTGTTCATGCTGAATTGTAATCTGGTGGTCGCCGTCCGGGTTGGGTAGGTACTCAATCGCAATCCAGCCTTCACCAGTCTTGGTCATATCGGCATAGGCTTCGGATCGGTGCCAACGTGCGTTATTAATGTCGTCAATGTACTTGGCCAGCTTCGATTTATGAATACTTGGCTTAGAATCATCTTCTGTACGTGGCAAAATCGCCCAGTCTGTTCGTACCCGGCGTTCACCGCCTAGTAACCAATCAACTGTAGGCTTGATCTCGTTAAAAACACGTGGCTTCTGATTGCGTAGCTCGTATTCTGCCAATTCTTCATCAGTGAATTGATCGCCGTCATAGAATGCAGCATCAATAGCGCGTTTGGTCCGTGCATCAGCCTGTAGATCTAACTCACGTTGATATAAACCATGCGCCCAGGCTAAAAACTGCCCTTCCTGACTGGCTAGGAAATCCCGATCCAGATCCCCTAGTTTTTCATTTTCGTTAATCGCCATTATCTAGCATCCAAAATAATCTCATCGTTTACTTTGATTAATGCTTGTGACTGCTCAATCATGCGTTGTTCCTTCTTCCAGATCTTCATTTGATCTTCTGGCGGGTGCATAACAAGCTCATCAGTGTAATCAAGCAATAGATCAGCCATTCGGTGCATGTTGTCTTTATCAGCCGATCCAAAAAGTTTAACCGTTGCATCATGGGCCATTTGGATTAGCTCTGCTGGATCCAGAACGGCGCTCATGTTTTGTCTTAAAATTAAATGTGTGCGGCCTTGGCCAAAGGATCTACGCATAATGATAAGTGCAGCATCATCTACCGGTTCTTGGTTGTTCTCACGGATCGTTACGTTAGCAATAGCGGCACGTACACCAAACTTATCTCTCACGTGAACTTCTTTTAAAACGCCGTATTCGATATGGATCAAAGTTTGCCTCTCCGTCTTTCTCTGCTGGTTCTTACTGGTTCAGTAATTGCGTATCTAATCATCATGACGGCGTAACGCATTGCATCGATATAGTCGTCATTGATCTTAACGATCTTGCCGTCTTTACGATGGTAGATACGTTTTTCGTCAAGTAAGCGCGTACAAGTCTTAAAGATCTTGAACTTGCCTTTTTTCATGTACTGCAAAATCACACTAATTGAGGCTTCAACACTGTTAGATCCGTCTGGTAGTGTGGCCTTCTCCGCCAGCATGTTAAGTTTTTCGTCAACATACTGGTCGCGTAGCGGTTTACCTCCGCCTTTTTCAGTGTTTACGCCGTCATGCGGCCATGCCACTGGTGCAAAGCTGCATAGATCCCGGATATGTGGTGCATGTTCAACCGGTGTTCTGCGTGAATGTCCATATTCAGCTACGCAATAGATCGTATCTGTATCCCGATCCCAGGCAATGTTGATTGCTGCTGTAGGGTGATCCCATCCAAAGTCCATACCAGTGATGCGCGGCCAGTGCTTAGGAATATCAAACGGATCAACCATAATGTCCTCATCAGGGACCGGATAGATCGAACCGCTACCACTGATCGGTACACCTTTGGAACGTGCATCATGTTCATGCACTGGGAACTCGGCGAGTAATTCCTTCTTGGTTTTCTCGGTTAAATGGGGTGCATCATCCCATCCAGCTTGAACCATCAGTGTGGCGCCTGATTTGGCCTTCTCCATGAAGTCCAGAATCATGGCCGTTAAGCCTTCCAACGGCGTAAACGTGATTAAAACGATACCCTCTGTTGTTGCGGTACGTGTCAAACACTCCGTATATACGTCTTGAGGCGGTTCCTCATCCAAATGAATAAGGTGCTGTGCTGTACCTTCGAACGATCCACGGCCCTGTTGATAGGATTTAAGGCCTAACTTGGACCAGCCGCCGTCTGTATGGCGAATCAGGATCGTATCTGCTAGATCCTGTACACCTTGCCGCCAGGTAATTTTCCCAATTAAGTGCTTCGGGATTAAACCTGTACCGTCAAAAGTCTTTTTGCCGTTCTCATACGTTACGTTACCCAGCAATTCGAGCTGGATAATGTCACGTGTGGTTTCGTTCGTCTTACCGGCTACCCATGCCCGGATCGGTTCCTTAAATACCTTACCTTCCCACCAGGTAGGATAAAGGCCTGTTAAGTGGTAAACGTCCTCGGTACAGCCGGTAATGGTTTTACCAACACGGTTCCCGGCCATGAATAGGCGGGAACGTGTAGTTGCACCGCCTTTGAAAAACTCTAAGTGCTTTGTGTAAAGCTCACGTCTTAGCGGTCCTTCATCCGGGAAAAAGCTAAACAGTTTGCTGTTTGCCCTTGTTTCTAATTCCTGCAATAACCTTTTGAGCTTCTTCTTTTGCTCTCTAGTCATTGTGGCCAGTAACTTATATCTCGAATCCGCCGATAAGTTTTTGAATTTCTTGATCCAACTCTGTGTCTGTGAGCTTATCGTCTGCATCATCGGATTTATTACCTGTAACCTCGATAATCTTGATCTCGGCCTTAGTTTTCTTAGACTGTAGGATCTGTTGTTCCAGTCTTGCGATTAAAGAAGTTAAACGGACAAATTCACCTTGAAAGTCGCGCCGTTGAAAGGTTCGCTTACGTTCAAAGATTTCAGATTCCTTTTCAGGATCTCCCTCAATAAATAGATGTTCCTCATCGCCGTCTGGGTCGTATTCCTCACCAGCTTGTTTAGCGGATCTCACCATCATCTTGATAAAGTCTTTTTTCTTCTTATCCTTCTCTTTTTCCTCATCACTCTGGACAATGGTTTTTTCTTCAACCTTATCCAGCCACGGCGTATCACCAGCTTTCTGCTGTTCTTGCAGTAAACGGAAAAGCTGCAATCGGGCAATGGCTAACTCATTTTCAAGTGAGCCTTGCATTTCCTTTGCTGCATCCATTTCCTCACTGGTGAATAGACGTGAATAGATCCCATGCTTTTGGGCGTTTTTATTACCCTTTGGCGCTCCTTTTGAAGCGCCGCCGTGTAATCGGCATTTACCAGTACCCGGATGATCCGTGCCGTGTCCGGCTGCGTACTGGCATTTCTGGCCGTTTCTGGTTTTTGCACCGCATTTTTTCATCTGTTGTGCTACTCACCACAATAAAAAAGACCGCAACAAACAGTTTTAGGCAAAATGCCTACGGTCAAACTTGTCTTAGGCTTCATTGGTGCTGACTTTTCCATCGCTATTCAGCAACGGTAGGTCATAGCGTGATGCCCAAGGTGTCTTTTGTGTGCCACACCAGCGATATGCCAACACTCGATCTGTGGCAAAAGGTTTGATATTGACTGCATCAGATTGATTGCCGCCCAGGACCATGATGTTGCCTTTCTGGTCCTTACCCACAACAATGCCGACATGCCCGCCGCCGTTGCGACTAAACACGACAATGCAGCCATAAGCCGGTTTATTTAATGACGTACCAACACTGGCCCAGTCTTTAGCCCGGTAAAATGCTTTTGGAATGTGTTTGGATAAGCCAGCCTTAGCCATGCAGTAAGCAACAAAGCCGCCACACCATGCAGTTTCATCGTCATGAATCCATTGTTTTTGATTGGTAGCCTGAAAAGCCAACTGCCACATCGCCAGGATGACGGCGTTATGTTTTGCGCCTTTAATCTCGTGTGTGCCAATCTTCGAGCGACCATGCCCTACCCACTCAAGTTCTGTTTGGATCATCGTTGGCCACTCCTATGTATTTGTCATGGTTCTTATAAAAACCGTATGTAAAAAAACCCAGTGCGATGACTACGGCAATCCATGTATTTGGAACAGAAAAAATGCCCAGTAGCGAAGCTATGAGCATTGATACGATTCCGTTATGGGTAGCGAAGCATCGCTTTATTGGGATCATCAGGACTACGCCAAGGACTAAGCCAACTGCAATCCACGTAATTTGAAGATTAGTGAGATTCATCATTGTTCTTTCCTCCCTGTGCGCCCATCCATCGAGTGATAAAGCCTTTTAAAGACTTCATCGCTACTGGTAGCAGTTCAAATACCATTGCTTTTAGGCTTGGTACGACTGCTGGCGACACAAACGACACACCGCCTACCCATGCTGCATGAACAATGCTTAATTCCTTTTCGTAAAATACGATGTAGAGAAAAGCTGTAATGCTGCCGAAAACTGAATAAATCAGCTTGGCTATAGGCTTTGTAGGTGGTACGCCGTCTGGATCTGGCGTTACTGCGGATGCCAAGCAACCTAACACCATCGTTACTCCACATAAGATGATGATTAGCTCGTTTGGATATTGGCTAACTGCTGTCTGATAAACTCCCCCAGCATGGGCTTTCTTCATTAAAGAAAACGCCGGGAGGCTTAAGACAACTGCCAGCCTTGTGATTAAACCGACCATTTTTAGTACCGATTGCTATAAAAACTGTTTAGGTCGGTTCGGTTGGTTAAATTTGATCTTCTGAACCACATAAAGAAGGCTTGATATAAACCTTATCTGCGGTGATGGACGGCGCTAAGTTTTCTGAATGAAGGCCAAAGCCGCCAATAATCCCTGTGTCATCAATACGCACTGTAAGATTGGTGTCTGGTGAAGCGTCAGCAATCCGATCCTTAAGGATCTGGTTGTACTGACGCATGTGGAACTGCTGACGTGTCATAAAGATCCATTGTTGATCTGTAATGAAGTCCGGCTTGCGTTCTACGTTCAATGTTTTATCTAAAGCATCAAGTTTGATCTGTAGTTCTGCTTGTTCCTGCTTCACTCGATCAAGCCAGGTAGACGGCGCTGCTGTGTAGTTCTGCTGGAATACCGCATCTGAACATGGGTAAAAATCTTGGTCATTTTGCTTAATGATCCAATCACCACGTTTAACTTCAACCTGGCCATGCACACCGCCCAGCAAAATTGATTCATCTAAAAAAGCAATCTTATTTCCACCTACAAAATGCGCTATGTTTGCTTGTGCTTCATCCATAGATAAAAATTCATCATCCCACTGATATTGAATAGCGGTAATTTCAACTGGGTTCTTAACGTATTTATTCATTATTAATTCCTTACTTGTAGCGTCTGCGTCTAAATGGGTTCTGTTTGGCTTCCATTGCTGTGAGCTGAACTACAAAGAGCATGAAGCTAATAATAAAAATAAAAGCTGCTACATAAATCTTTAAATCATTTACCCATTCGCCAGTGCCGCCAGACTTGGTAATAGCAAAAGCAATAAAGGTTAGGATGCCGTACCAGATCGCCGATACGATCAAGGCAAATACAGCCGATATGATCATTTTCATTGTGCAATCATCCAATCTTCTGCAAGTAAATCGCCTGTAGATGGAATCCATCCCATAACGATCTGACCTTGTGCATTCTTTAACGTGATACACGGTAGAACTTCTGCTGTTCCGCCGTTGTCCTTTGCATATTCAGCATTGTGCTTTGACCAGAATTGATATTCCGACACTACATGCGGCTTATATCCGTTAATGGCAATCCATTGATCCTTACCATTCCAGCCTTTGCGGGTAATCTTCTGGTCCTGCTTAAGCAGTTCTAGTGCCTTACTGAAACTAAAATACGGCGATACCTTTTCGATCCAGCCTTTTTTAATGCTGTATTCGATTGCTGCTATGGTTGCCTTTTTCTCTGCAATCATTGGATTTGGGTGCATACCAGATGAAATCGCGCCGTCTTGCAGCGTTAAACGTACAAAATGAACCTGTGCGCTTGAATCAAAGTCTTTACTGGTGCCGATGATGTAGTTTTTGACTTCTTCACGCTGTAATACATCAACTGGCGTTGGTTCGATCCAGCCTTGTTTTTCTGCGTACTGCTCAAGATCCAGATTAGCCTTGCGAATCAGATCATCACTTGAATGTGCTTGCAGCTTAAGAATTGAATCATCCTGTAATACCAGATGAATATGATAAGTCCGGCCAATTGCAGAATCCGTAAACGCCCAATCAAGATCTTTCACAAAACGGCACAATGGGATCTGTTGAAGTAGCTTTAGCTTAGCCATTTGATCATTCATCACGTTCACCAGTGCTACGGCTTTGTAGTGGTGCGTACTGATCAAGGGCTGCTGCACATTGGTATTGCTCTTTAAACGTGGCTTCATTCATGGCAATAGAATTATTCTGATTCGATTGCAATGCAATTTTCTGTTTAAAGACAGACGTATCTACCTGGTGATCCGATGATGCCCAGTCAATGCCAAAAAAACATAATGCTGGCAAGCTGTGAAGGCGAACCACATCATCCGCCGTATGGTTATCCCATTCAGGTGCCTTATCCAGCTCACGTACCTGGAACAATCCCCAATTCACAATAGGATAGTGATAAGTAAACTGTCCTGCCGGTGTGTCTACGCCCACAATGAAATAGCCTTCGTGCATAGATCCATCGTGATGTAGCTTAGATTTCCATGCGTGTGCTTGATTCTGACGGCATATCACCGCAAACAAATTCATTCTGTGCGCGTACAGCTCATCAAAAGAGTGATAACCATCACTTAACTGGCCAATTTTGACCGTATGAGGCATATCAACTGCTGAACGAACAAAACAATCCTTTGCCTCTAACAGCTTGCGAAGTCCAGCGGCTTTCTCTGCGCCGTCTGGTAAATGCGTATCCATCAGATCCGCGACTACTGCTACGGCGTGACTAATCCCTTTCAGGGCTGCCGGTAGGTGCGCGTATTTAAAATATTTCATTATTTCGCTTGGCATTGTTCTGACCTGTAAAAATTTTGGCAATAAAAAAACCCAGCCTTGTTGAAGCTGGGTTTTTACGTTGAATGATTCTTTTGCGCTGGAAAATTCAACCAGTCTGGACGCGACTAACAATGCTGACTGACTAACACGGTTAGGAACGTCCACACTAGGCATTAATATATATAAACGGCATTTAGAAATCAACAATAATATTTATATTTTATCGTACTCATTTATATTTTTATTTTTAATAAAATTTGAATAATCAATCGAAACAAATTAATATTTCACCGTGTTTAGATTATGTAATTAAGATCTAAACACTATTTACATTTCTATCTTCGCATTAAAACGCCCTAGATCCTGAGAAGGTTTTAGGGCGTTTTACTAGAAATTAACCAGATTTAGTTTGAATTTTTGTTTAAGTTTTCTGAAATTTCAAGCATGGTTTTGTCTATCTGGTTTAATCGATATACCAAGGATTCTAGCTCCGCCGTCTGGCTAAACTGTGCCGAATTCGAGTTTTCTATTTTATAACCGTTACTTATAAAAACTTTTAGTCGGTTATATTTTTCATTATAAATTCCTAGCAAATTAGTATGCTTTAACCGCAATCGGTGAAGCTCTTTGTCTAGGATCTTGAGATAGTCCTCATCCTCATGAACAAATAGTATCGGTAGGTCCATAAAAGATAAGCCGTTCATGCCTATTTCAAAATCCTTAATTTCCTCACAATTACTGCTTATTTCGTGAACCAGCTTTAGGTGCATCCGTGGTGACATTTCAATCGCTGCCACTTCAAAATGACTTGATTGAATCATGTCTGCTAGTTTTTTGATCAATTGCGGCATTGGTTTAGAGAATCCTGGTATTTATATTCATTTATATATTTTGCATGTTATAGCCAATGGAAAAAATATGCTTGACTTTTTCTTTCATGGGGTTGTTTCCTAAAACGGTCAAAACAACCTAAAAATACGGCGTAATAATTTTATAATTTATTGTTTTATATAGATAAATGACGGCGCATGGTTGAATTACAACAAAAGGCCCGATCTGGGCCTTATTCTTTGGTGAATTTTGGTAGTTTTTGCCAATGAGTAAGATAAAAACGGCACAAAAAAGCCAGCTCTTAAGCTGGCCGTTTTGATTAGATGTATTGTTGCAGGAATAGTGCTGTCGGTATGCCGGCAATTGTTCCCAGTAGTATGGCTATAGCTAAACTTTTATCCATTTTCTCACATGCCGTTTTTGATGGTTAATTAATCATAGCTTATTTTGAGCTATTTAAAATGCGTAAATCACGATGACAAATAACCTGTAGATCTAAAATCAGCTCTTGAAGGTTTGTGTTTTCGTCTACTTGCTCAAGTTTGTCTAAAACATATTCCAGGTCATTCTTTAATATGTCTGTCTGGTCCTTAGTCATGCTGCTAACTCTCTTAAATACTCATTAAAGCCTTGGGTCATACATAGATCGCACTTGCAACCAAATGAATAAGCCTCTGCTGTTCCACACTGGCGCTGTTTCTCTACAAATTCTTCCTTACGTGGTCCATCCGGTACATCGATATAAGTTACCTTTCTGAACTGCTTACGTGGCGGACCAACAAAATTAAGTTTTTCCTTTCTCTTACGCTTTCGGTATGCCTTCATGTATGAATCGCATTCATCACAACGGCAACGGTGGTGTGTATATGCTGCTGCGGTTCCATGCTTAATAGGTTTAGGTCCTACAAATACATAACCATCGCGTTTTTTCTGCTTTCTGGCGTTCTCATACTCATGGAATGCAGACTTACAAAGCTCACAACGGCATAAGTAGTGTTTGTATCCGCTAATAGTGCCGTGTGTAACTGGTTTTCTAAGGTTCTGGTTTCTTTTCATGCTTAGGTATTTCGATTACTTCAACGGCGTAGCCCATGCTGCGGTTAAATTCTATGATTCGCTCATAGTGGTATTCGTTCGCGCTCTCCCAGCGTAGTGGCCGGCCATTGTTGTGATTGGTATAAGTAAGGCAACAATACTTAGTATCCTTGTTCCCCATCTTGTAATAGTTGCGTAGCTCATTGTTCATGATGACTGCGACTTCTGCGCCGATCTTCTGGCCAAAGCTAATTACTTTGTCTAAGTCATAGCTCATCAAATAAATTTCCGTTTTCTTCCTGGCGTTGGTATTCACGCGCTTGGCGTTTAACACGTGCTAGTGCATCTGCTAGATCAATCTGGATCTGAGCTAGTGCAGATGTTAAAAGCTGGTCATAGTGGCCACACGACTGTTGATACCATTTTCGCGATAGATCCTTACGCAACGGAAAACCATACTTAACCTTTTCGGCCCAACTATGTGTTGGTGCTGCTCTCCCAGATCCCTTACACACTGTGCATGTTACGCCTGATATTTTTCCTATCGCCTGACATGACTTACATTTGCCCCTAGGATGAAAATGCTCGTTTAAAACTGCTTTGGTGATGCCATAGGCAAAGTCGCCCGGCTTGACCAGCTTTGATTTAAATTTTCTGGTTCGCATTTCCTGTAGTACCAGACTTTGGAAATACTTATGCAGCAATTCCATGTTGTAAGCGCGGCGTTGTTCAATCATGGCGTATATGTACCAGCTATGCTGTTCTGGTAGGTTTGCCAGCACACCACATAAGTCGGTAACATCCAGCAACGGCGTTATGCCGCTGCTTTTAAGTGATGCTGTCCTGGCGTTAAGCCAGACAAACTGCTCTAACATTTCTAGCCTCTGCGCTCTGCTTCCAGAATTACGTCCGGTGTGCTGGTATCTATGATTTGTGGTGGCTTTATGCCGGTTTCTTTACGTGCGTCAAAAGCAACAATGAACATTTCAATCGTTTGTAGTGCATGGCCTTGGTTTACCTGTTCCGTGGTAAAGGCTAAACGTGAATAACCAAGGATCTGAGCCATGTTGTACTTTTCCAGATCTGCTGAATAACCCTTATGCGATGTATGGCGACTTTTCCCCCTGGTGCCTCCTTCTACTTCAACCAGCAAGTTATAGTCTGGTAGGTAGAAATCTGCCCGGTGCTGGGTCAATGGATTGAAGTAAAACTCACGCTGAAACTTAATTTTATTGACCTGTAAGTGACGCGCTAATGTTTCCTCTCCGATGCTACCCAGTTGTGACAACATCGATCTAACCCGGTTATTTGAGTTCTTAACAAGTTTTTTAGCTGCTGTAGCTGTCATTCGTGCCATGTTTAATCCCGCTTTATGTGTGTGTTTAAAATCAGCTTGCCGGCTGCTTTAATTTTTTGACGTACTTAAGGAAATTTGCTGCAAATTGATAAACTTCCTGTACCCGGTCTGGATTGGCTTGTGTAAGGATCTTGCAAATCAGGCAATAGCCTTTGTGCTTTGCATAGCTATACACATCTTCCGGTAGATCTACATTCCCTTGAATAGATGTGTGGTGCATAACCATCCCATGTCTAGGGCATTCCACAATTAAGTAAACCTTGCCTTCCTGGTGTGCCTTGAAATATGCCGGGCCTCTGCTGCCTTTTGGCGTTAGATCTGGATGCAATACTTTGTCGAATAAGGCTGGATCTAAATAATCAGTCTTAGAAAAGTTCTTTCTAGGCTTGTGAGTAGAACTTGCCAGATCTGGCTTTTTTTGAATTGCCAGGAATAGATTTGGCTTAGACATACCACTACAAAACATTTCCTCTATTTTCTTGGCCAACGGCGTTTTTTTACCTTGGATCAATTGAAGGAAAGTGTAATTCGCTGCATCACGGCTTACGTCTAGCCCGGTTCTTACTCGGTATTGCTGGACCAGCTCCATATATTTAAAGCGATTCAGTTTTAAGACAGCCATTTTTTGATGTACTCCGCCTTTAACTTAAGAAACTGGTTTTCAAGGATCTTGGATCTAAAATAGGTTTCACAGCTCAATACAGCTTTAGATCCGATAATTTCGTATTCATCGCTGTACTGCTCATCAAGATCTAGTTTCCATTCCTTTGTTATTCCCTTCCAAAGTGTTTTAACTCCGCCTTTACGCTTAAGAAAATAGCGGCCTCGCGCTGGTCCTTCCATGAATGTGGCGTAATCAATAGCCTGTTCAGAGAAATCGACCTTAAATGGGCGAACATCCACAACAACACTTGGATCGTCAATGCGTCTGGCCTTGCACGTAATCTCAATCTTAAAATGCTGGTTTTCTGGGATCAGGTTTTTACGCAATGCAATGATCAGATCCCCTTTATAGGCACCTTGCAGCACGTGTAACGGCATTAAGCCTTTTTTATCCGTTGGGATTCCCTCTAGTACGCAATAAAAATCAATGGTGCGCTCTGCATCTTCCAGATCCCAGGTCATGTCCAGGTAATACTTTTTCGGCGGTGGCAATGAGGAAACAGCTTTAACTAATCCATCAAGCCCTTTTAGCTCGGCATATTCGCCTGGCTTGTTTAAACCCGCGATTTTGGGCTTATACGTTTTCTTGCGGTTTTTGGGTTTTTGCTTAATAGCCATTAGAGATATTCTTCATACTGTCTATGTGTCCACTTCAACAACCATGCTGCTTGTATACGCTGCATAGGCGTTAGCCATTCGTTGTGAGTGACGATGCGATTTTTATGTAGGTGCTTAATACCTACTTCATGTTTGACGTGCTTAATAAACACGGTATTGATACCTGACGGCGCTAGTTCGACTGCACAGCCATAGCAAGGCGCATAGGTCACGACTGCTTGAGAATCTGGGAACCATTCATCTTCAATGACACGTTCAGCATGTTCCACGTCTGGATCATGTACGCCAGCCACACACTGACAAGGCTTGTCCGGTGCATGTTGATTAACGCCTACCTTGAGAATGCCTTTATCGTTAAAAGCCACAAAAGCGACCTGACGTTTCTTGCAATTACTCTGTCTGGCGGCACGTTCAGCAATCAGCATTGCTATATGCTTCATTTCAATCATCAATTCCCCACTCACGCTTACGGAAATAAACCCATAGCGTTTCTAGTTCCTCATCAGATGCACTGCTTACAGTTCGCTGAATCGCCTTAAGGCGTGGCACAGATATGCCAGTTTCCCTGGCATAGAAGGGATGATGTACAGAGAAAAATAGGTAAGTTTTTACCAGCTTCTCTTTTTTACTGCGTTTTTCATCAGAAATAACTTCCTCAATCGAGCCGCCGCCGTCTAGGAATTGCTTAATATCCTTTTCCAACTGCTCACGAGTTCTTTGCTTTTTTTCCGGGATAGTAATCATGTTTGCCGCTTAAAAACTCATACATAAAAAAGTGGCTAAGGTTGTGCCACCAGTTTAGAATATAACTGTATTTATATTTTTACAACAATAATATTTATATTTGTATATACATAAGTACCAGCTATAAGATTGATATTGCGAAGATAGGAGTGTAATAAATGATAGACAGGTCTGCCCGCGAAGCTATTAAGAAGGCTGAGGCTGAAAAACTTAGAGAACTTTTTGAATTAAAGAAAACCGCCGAAAAAGCAAAAGGCGTAACTTTCAATCAGAATACGATTGCCAAAGCTGGTAACTGGACGCAACCAAATGTTTCTAGTTATTTAAATGGTATAGTTGAGCTGAAAGAGGAATCAGCTTTAATTTTCTCCCAGGTTCTTGAGGTTCCAGTTTCTTCTTTTTCTCCCCGGATTGCGGAAAAGATAACACAGCGCGAGATGCTGGCGCGTAATCCGCTGTTAGAAAAAATAACAGTGTCTTACGTTCCGTTGTTGACTGCGGCTACACTTGACCAGGTTCGCAAGAATCTTAAGGATGAAAGTTTTATTATGCCTCTTTCCCAAGAAACGACACCTATATGTATGGAATTGCCATCCACGTCATTCTCATACGCACTAGCAGATAACTCCATGTCTGATAAATACGAACCCGGCACACGCTTCGTATTTGATCCGCTATTAAAGCCTGCGCCTACCGATCTGGTGATTGTTGCGAATAAAAACCGTAACGGCGATTACCATATCCGTGAATACCAGGTAACTGAGATTAGTGATGACGGCGTGGAATCCTATGAATTGAAAGCCTACAACCCAGCGTTCCCAACACTAAAAGAAAACTATGAAATCCTCGGCGTAGCGATTGCCACTGTAAATATGCTCAAAAAATAAGAAAAATAAACAAACACACTCTGAATTATCAGGCCCAGCTCATAAAGCTGGGTTTTTTATTGCCATTTAGATAATCATTTTAAAATTATTTTTATTTCTATTTATGATTTTTTATAAGCGATATAAGTAATACCCATTAAAATTACATATTTTTATAAATAAATATAAGTCATCCACTTGCATTTTATAAATGAATTTATATATTATTGGGAGGTAATAAAAAAGTCGATGTCACTCAACATGACACCGACTTGTTTTGAACGGTAGGCCGGCAAGCCTGACACGTTCTGTTCTATCCACACACACAGGATATAAACATCATGAAGTATATCACATTACGCAATATTGTTGCGCTCATCCTCTCTTGGATTATCTCTACTGCCGCTTTCCTTGGCCTTCTACGTGTTCACGACTATGAGCAAGCACAGCACAACGAATATGTTGCTGCATGGGTTCAGCAAGTCGAACAAGAACAAATTACAGAATAAGGGGGAATCATCATGGCTTTAGCAGTAATTCGACCAAACGAACCAATGGCCGTTAATGCAATCAAGGTTTACATCTACGGCGATCCATCTATGGGTAAATCCACTTTAGGCATGACTGCCAAAAATGCGCTCATCATTGATGCTGACAAAGGTGCTTATCGTGTGGGCCATTTACGCCGCGCACCAGTCCAACTTGCGGAAACCTGGGAACAAGTGGCTTGCCTCACTGAATCAGATCTTGAACCGTTTGAAACAATTGTCATTGATACGATTGGCCGCCTTCTGGATCTGGTGAAGTTCAACGTAGGTAAAACCCAAGGCAACAGCAAAAGAGACGGCTCTTTGATGCTCCATGCTCATGGTATCGCTAACAACACGTTCCAGACTTTTGTTAATCGCATGATTGGCTATGGAAAGAATGTCGTGTTTATGGCACACGCTACCGAAGATAAAGACGATGATCTAATCATTCACCGCCCAGATCTAGGTGGCAAGAATCGCCAGGAAGTATACCGCCTCTCTGATTGCATGGCTTATTTCACTTATGAGCGCGACCAGCACGGCAACGAAAAAAGATTACTTAAATTTGGTTATAACCAAAAACATCACTCGAAAGACTGCGCCGGCCTTGGAAACATTGAAGTACCGGACCTGGAAAAAAACCCGACCTTCCTGGGTGATTTGATTGACGGCATTAAGGCCCATTTAAATACACTCACGCCAGAACAAAAGGCCCATGTCGAACTCGAACAGAGCTGGATTCATTGGCAACAAGTATGTCATGAGGCCAAGTATTGCAGCGAAATTAACGCGCTCACTAAAGAACTGGTAGAGGATTACGCCACTCATCCCTATTACAAGAGCATGAGTGATCACCTTAAAACGTGCGCTAAACACTTAAACCTTACTTACAACTTAGAGGCCCAACGCTGGGTAGAGAAGGATGCAGCCTAAATGAACCTTGAATCAATCATTCTGGACACAGAAACCAACACATTAGGCGGCCTCCCGGTGCAAATCGCTTACCTACCTTGCTCTTTTGAGCAAGGCGGGTTAGCCCTGGATAAAGCTGCACTGTTTGACCAGCTTTTCAGTATTGATCAGCCTATTTGCTACGGCGCTATGGCCGTGCATCACATTCTTGAATCGGATCTGGTCGGCAAGCCTTCCTATAAGACTTTTCAAATGCCTACGGATACGGTCTATGTGATCGGCCATAACGTCCAATACGATTTAAATGTACTTAAGCATTGCGGCATTGACGTTGAACAGTACAAGCCAATTTGTACCCTGGCTTTAGCTCGTATGGTTTTCCCGGCTGCACCAGCTCACACCATCAGCGCCCTGGCTTACATGCTTTCCCAGAACCAGGAACAAACACGTGCTTATCTAAAAGATGCCCATAACGCCAAGGCAGATATTTTGCTGACCGGTTTTATCCTGAAACACATCATTCATGCGCTCAAGCTCACCAGCATGGAGGATCTATTCAAAGCATCAGAACAAGCCCTTACTCCGAAATTCATCACGTTCGGCAAGTACAAAGGAACGGCGTTAGTCAATCTGCCAGAAGGTTATGTTCACTGGCTGCTTAATCAAGACGACTTAGACAAAAACTTGCGTAAAGCACTACTGAATCGAAAGGGGTAATCACATGGAACGTCCAACTTACATTTTTATCTATGAAGCGAAGATTCACCCGAACGGCAAAATCAAAGGCCGTATAGAGGCTTTCAGTAGTGTAGACGCACAGCAAAGAGTAATGCGCCATAACTTGTTTGTGAAATCAGTCACAGTGAAGGTGCATAAAAACCAAGCCCAGGCCCGGAAAGAAAAATATGAGGTTTACCCATGACAGATGATCAACGTCCTCGGACCGTTAAGGACCTAATCAAACGCAAAAAGGATCTGATTAAGCGCCGTACTCCCGATCTAAGTCTGGACGAAAAAATAGCTATCACTTCCCAGATAGAGAAAATTGATTCAATTATCTGGTCACGTGTAAGCAAGTCCGATCAGAACTTTTTTCGTACCTTTTTCAAAATAGCTAAGGAAACACTGGAACCCGATGTTTTTACTCGACTGGAAGGCGTGGCAAGTACCCGACAACATTTCCACGAATCCAGTAGTAAGAACAGCTATAGCTAATTTTCAGTATAACTACTTGCTAATTAACCAGGTCCAGACGGCGGATTTCTCCGCTGAATGGATCGATAACAAATATGTCTATTCAGATCCCCAGATTCAAAAAGCCTGGGATATATACAAAAGCGGCATGATTGCCTTTAAGAGATCTAAGAAAAATGTGTAACCAATGCAGAAAAATTGAAAATATCCACTATGCAATGCAAGTCCATAAAGCGACTACTGCTGGTGAACCACAAAACATCATGAGCCGTGAGGATTTCGACCTTATGGATGTTGTTGCTGGCCAAGGTGCTAGAGATTTTATTAATGAGGCAAAACGCCTAAATATACACTTTGGCAAAGTATCTGCTTTTAGCTTTGCAGTAGAACAAAATGCAATCTCTTATTATCACTATTTTGAAAAACCAAAGGATCTACAAGTACAGTTAGATCTTATTAATGAAGTTGAAGCTCTACGTGCTGCATTAACACTGGTACAAAGTCGCCTTGTACTTACTGATAACGATAGCCTGAAATCAGTTATTGAAGATGCCCTTTCTAAGCATAACCCTAAAGTTAATTCTAAGGATCTGGCCAAAGAGATAGCTGAAATCAAATCAAAGGCTGCAAACGCCAAAGCAGAACGAATCGACAAAGATTAATTTACCCATCCCTATGGCCCAGCCTTGTGCTGGGTTTTTTGCTTTACCAGGTTTAACAATGAATCTATACGATCAATACAGCTTAAGAGTTAATGACAATCCTTATAAAACACTCTGCCTTTCCCTGGGCGGTGTGCATAAAACTATCCAGATCCTAGACATGCTCACGCCTAAAACTGAGTTTTTCGCCGTTGATGCAACCAGAAGTACAGAAATCAAGCCACATAACATCAAGCAATATCGGTTTGTAAGGAATGCCGTCAAAATGCTATCGCCTTACTCCCGCGTCTGGGGTTTCTCTTATGATCGGTCCTTGCTGGCCGGCTTGAATGTTTACAAGGTAGATGATTTCCTGGATGGACTAGAACACGTGATCAATCACGGCGTATTTGTGCCGGAAAATGTGTACTTTCAGACAATGGATAGAATTAGCTTAGTTAGAGGCGATAAAAAACCCGGTATTTAACCGGGTTTTTTCTTATGCGGCCAGTACGTTTATTCCCTGGTCCAGCATGATTTTCATTACTGGCTTATTCTCGGCCATTGCAGCCTCAATGATCTGGTCCTTAGTGAGCTTGCCTCCCTTGGATACATACTTAGCGTATAGAGGATCTGATAGCTCAAAAGGATTCTTTCCCCCCTTTTTGCCTTCATCCGGTTTATCTTTGCCTGGATTGTCCTCGCTAGACGGCGTATTTTCGCCAGATTCGCCCGGAAACGGCGTTTTGTTTAACTTGGTAGGGGTAAAGTCCAATAACCTTAAAACGTCCATATACGGCCTAAATACGCGATTTCTAAAGTCCTGCTTGATCTTTTCCTCAAAATCATCCCAGCTCTTACCCTGCCCTACCAACTCACCGAAGGATTCAAAGCCTGGCATACCTTTCTCTGTGGCAACTCTGATTTTGCCAGCAAAGGTATCAATCTGTGGAAATGACATTTGATGAATAACAAAACCGTCCGAAAGAGCTTCTTCACTTTGCTTAGGCTTTTTTTTGATCAATGGAGTAACATTGATCGTCTTGTTGTCATATTCCTTGTATTCAAAACGGAAACTAACAACTTTCCTGCCCTCTTTTTTCGGGATTGCTTTCAATTCAGTAAAACCAGTTCCCTTGTTGATCTGGTCTACTGCAACCTGAATGACACGTTTATTAAAATCCCCGAACTGCAAGTATTCTGTTTCAGCCAAACCTAATTTTTTACGCAAAACTTCAATGGTAAATATTGGCTGGTGGTTCGCATTGCGCCACTTCATAAGCAGCTGATAAAGCCGAACGGCGTACTTACTTTTCAGTCTGCCCACTTCCCTTAGATCTATGAGCGTAAATTCTTCTTTGACGACCAGGTAGATAAACGGAATTACAGCTGGTGTAAAAAACATGCTGATTGCACTTTTATGCTTCATTTCACCTTTAGCGTGAATCCAACGACTGCTGATTGGCTTTGTTTCGCCGTTTACATCAACATAATCGATCTCAAAGGACCGATCATAAATTGTATTCTTGGCACTCACCAATGCCTCAAAAGCCCGTTGCTTGTTCACACCATAAGCACGTACAAAGTCATCTGCGGTGATCACAATTTCCGTTTCAGGCGTGAACGGCAAGCCTCTTAGCTCAATATCATTGACTTTCTTGGTCGCCAGTAAAATAACTTTCTGTTCTTCAACTTCCATTCTATAGACGGATTCAATCAACTTATTCGCTTGCTTGGCAATAAGATCGGTTTCCATACTTAACCTTCTCCCCACGGAAAAACTCGACTGATTATTACATTCTAAAAAGACAAAAGCAAACCTGTCTTTTTATTGGTCTGGTCACGGATTTGTCTTTTATGGTCACGGATTTGTCTTTTATGGTCACGGATTTGTCTTT